AGTGCCATGACAATCGGCTATTCCATAATACCATGATAGTTCAATAGACTGTTCTGGTTCATTTGAATTAGCCTCGTTAAATTGACTAAAAGAATTTGCGTATATCATTATTTAATTATATTATTTTAAAGTAGTTTAGTTAATTCCCAATCGCTAAATTTATAAACTGCAAGCTCATTTAATTCAGCAATTAGTTTATGGTCAGCTTTTTTCTTTATTTTTAAACCCATTTTATCTTTATTTCTGGCCAATTTAGCTTCAGATACTGCATCTAATTTTTCAATATTATCTGGATCTAATCCAGTAACTATTTTAACCATTTCTCCATTAAGTTCAACTGGCTCATCTAATTTTATCTCAACAAAGGTAATATGCGGTGCATAAATTGGGGAGTCAACTTCTGTTACCGTAGCTGATGCTCCATCTATTAATTCAAATAGTGCATTTTGTTGCTCCTCGGCGCTGGCTCTAAAAATAACCTTATCCCCAATATTAAGTTTCATATTTATGTTTTATAATTTTTAGAGTTAAACTGCCTGATCCCTTAATTAGTCGGTGCCATTCATGTCTATTAATATTTATAGAGTGATCTATTGCAAAAGGCAAACAATTCTCTAATTGTATGAGCCAATCTGTAAAATTAATAGGTTCAATTGTGCGGGCCTCATCGTCTCTGTGCCACATAAGCTCAATCGGATCAATGTCTGCGCCGAATACCCTGATCGAGGTTGTACTGTCTAGCTCGGTTTCTTGAAATGGCAGACTCATAGGTTATTATTTTTTACCAAGTTGACGTTTTACTTCAGCTCTAACCCGTTCCATCTTTTTTGCATAAGCTGGATTCTTTTTACGGTTAAACACAACCTGTTGGTTAATGCTACCGGTAATCTTTTGCATATCTTTATTTCTGGTTCTTATTAACCAGGCAGCAAGCGCCTTTATTCCAAGTGTTTTAAATTTACCATTTGCATCAGGTGCATTTGAGTCATGCCAGTCTGGAGAACCCTTTGGCTTTTTTGATTCAGTAATTAAAAAATCGGTATATGATAATAAGTAATTCATAATTATAGCCTATCCTTTTTTTGAAGCTCTTACCTTTTGAGCTAAATCCTTATCAGCCTTTCCCCAAGTTCCACTTGACTTTGTAACAAAAGAATTTACTCGAGCATGTGCCCAAGCCTGTTGACTTTGACCCGGCCTATGACCTGTTTTCCAGGCAGCCATGCCTCTATTAAATACCTGTTTTAATATACCAAATGGCATTTTATATTTTTTGGCCTTTGCCTTTAGCGAGGTATCGGCTGGGCCTGATTCATTAACTTGCATCCATTCAGCAAATTTAAAAACTTTAGTTTCAGATAGATCACGGTTAACCTCTTTAGTATATGAACTCTTAACTTTTGAACCTTTAAACTTACCGTTTTTATCTAGGTCGCCAGCCATTGGTTTATATGCAGTTGAATCTGAATCACTCATTTTAGCTTGACGCTTCATTTGAGCCTGTTTTTTAGATTTTTGATCAGTGGTTAAACCTTTAAAATATGGACTGGTTTTACCACTTAATTTATTTCCTTTTTCATTTAGGCTATATTTCATTCCAGGATATCCTTCAAAATTATCTAGCCCAGAATCATTTGAATCCGGGTCTTGATCAAATTCAAATCCCATATCCACTAGTTCTGAAATAACTTCATCGGTTAATCCCATATCCCCGTTTCGATCACTCATTAAGTTTTCAAACTCGCCTACTGTATAGATTCCAGTCTCATCTTTAATCTTTTGTATATATGGAAGTATGTCTTCAGCGATTGCTCTTACTAAACTTTTATCCTTGTTGCTTTCAAATGTTGGTTGATATTTCATACTAGTCTATTTTATTTTTACCAGAATCCAGGATAGGTTTTGCCGCCCCATAAATGAGCGTATCGGTTAATTCTACATGCCCAGTACCCAGCTTTTGTTTTATCTTTTTTAAGATGACACTGGTGCCTTGCAGCAAATGATGCTCTGGCTTTGGGATTACTTACTTTTGCAGTTAATCCACCGTGTACATCACCAAAAGAAATCTTTTTAACATTACCGGAGGCTGGATTTTTTACAAAAACATGATATTTTTTTGCTCCACCGCGTTGTGGATATCCTAACTTAACCTCTTTTCCATGATACTGTGCCTCATATAGCTCAAGTTCTTCAATTGGAAAATCGAGTGCAACTATTTTACCATTAAAAATATCGGTTTTACCAAGATCAGTTTCAATAAATAAAATTGTATCAACTCCAGTAAAATTCATTTCACCGGCGTCAAATTGACTACGTGCCTCCACTAATAACTGAATATGCGCAGTACTGCCTGGTCTAAAAATAGACTCAGCAACGGACAGTCCGCGATCAATATGGTACTGTAGATTTTCAGAAATTATACGAGGATTTATCATAGCTAATTACATTAGTGTAACTGTACCTCCACAAGCTTCACATACTGAATCAGGTTCGCCATCTTCATAAACAGAACCTTCGTAAGTCATACCGCATTCATTACATGAGTATTTCTCACTAACGTATTCTTCATCTTCAAACATTTCATCTTCAGAGGCTGGTGACTCATTCATTTCATTCATAAGGAAATTTGCAACCTCTTCAATATCGTCCTTTGATGTTGCAATATGATCGGCTGCCCAATCATGACCATTATCTAATAATTCGTTAACTGCCATTGGATCCATTTCTAACATTGCATCAACATATCTCTTAATTGTTTCAAGATTACCAAAAAACATGTAGTGATTAACTTCATGGTGTGATTTATGATCAATTTCAATATTTCCTAATTCTGAATTATGATCAAATGATTCAAATGTTTTTATTAAATTTTTCATTATTATTACTATTTTTTTAAAATTTATTCTCTTTTAGGTATTCACTAAATCCAAGAATTTTAGACTTAGTTTTTTTCTTTTTTGGTGAAAAATTATCTCCTGAACCCAATGATGTTGTAGTAGGTGGAGTGATTGGTCCCATTGAACCAATTGATCCAGGCACCTGTGCGCTTAATCCTGGAGCTGAACCTGCTCCTAATTCTTCAGCTACTTTTTTTTGATCTAATACACTTGGGCCAGGAATAAAAAGTCTAGAAACTGCATCTGCTTTTAATTGGCCTTCTTTACCACCTAATGCTTTTCCAATAAACTTGGCCGATGTATTTAAAACCTTTGCATAGGTATCATGTATAGTTTTCCCTAAATCAGCAAAGGCTTGTTCAGCCGGCGTCATTGGCTTAATTGCTCCTACTCCAAAAAATGAAATAAATGAGGCTAGACCTTTTCTAAATTTCATAATTTTTGAATTATCTGCAATTTGTTGACCTGTTACTGGTAAAACCGTCTTTTCATATAACCTTAATTTTATATTAAAATCAAAATGAATTCCTTTGGTTTTATCTAAATCAAGAGATTTATCCGCTAGTTTAGCACGAATAATCTCAGCTTCATCATTTAATGCATTAGTGTATTCTTCAATATTTGGCTCAGCCTTAGTTGCTGCAAGTGCATTAATTTGACTCTCAATTTGTTTACATTCACTATCAAGCTCATTAACCGTTTTCCAATTAGTTACTGAAAGTTTAGCAATTCGTTTTACAATTTCGCCAGTCTGTTTAATAGTTTGGGATAAGCTATTAGGCTCCATGCCGGTAACCTGTTTTATATTACGATTAGCTTCAGCCTGTGCATTAAGAATTCCCTGTTGATATTGAGCAGGCAATGACTTTGATAGAATTATTGTTGTATTAAATTTAGAAATTGTTACCTTTGCAAATCTTTGTTTCTCTTCATCTGTTACAGCATTTGCCATATCAGTCTGTGTTTTTTGTACAGTTGATCCAATTCCATCAATTACAGATTTCCATGTTTCAGTAACGGTATTGGTAACATCTTTTATTTTTTGAGTAATTGCTGGTATTATTTGACTATTTTGAATCCGAGTTGATAACTCCTCATAAATTTTAGTTAACTTATCAATTCTAGAGCTAATAACAACTAGTGCTTCTTGGTTTTTAATAATTTCTTCTGAATCTGGATTAGGACTTTGGTATTCCTTAATAATCTTTGCAGTTACCGCTTTTAATCTATTATCACAATATCCTAAATAACTATTGATTAAATTAGCAACCTGATTATCTCCAAACTTTTTAATAAACTCTTGTTGATTTGCAATTTGTTCATCTAATATTGAATCAATTAATACATCAAATTTTTGATAATCCGGTGCTGCTGCATTTGCTGTAAAGTCAGTTAATGCTACCGCAAATTGATTACTTAAATTAACGCCCTGTGCCTCTAATACTAATGACTCTAATTGCTGAAACCTTTTTACTTTTATAAACATATTATCGTAGTTGCAATAAATACTGCACTTTATTTTTAGTATCTAAAATCTCATCCGCTAAATTATATAGTTCAGAGTCAGTTTCTCTATCAAATAATTGACTAAAAGTTTCACGAAAAATATAGTCAACCTGTTTAAAGAAAGAGTCGCGATTTAATTCATAATCGCCAACGGCAATTGAGGCTTCACCGAATTTAAGGTTATGCTTACCATATTTACCAGCAATAGCTTCAATTAGCGTATCCATTTGATCAATAAAAGTTTCATAAAACAGTCCAAAATGACGGTGCTCAGTATCATAATCAGTTTGCCAATGCAATATTTTTGATTGATCAGCTATCTGCAATAGTGATAGCATAAAATAGCTAATAGTTACCTCTGATTGACCTTGAGGTTCTGTTAAATCTTCCATTCCGAACATTATGATTTACGTAATTTTTGTCGCTTTTCCCAGGATTTAAATGGGGTAACCCAGAAATTACGTTCAATATTCTTTTGCAAGTAATCGTATACGTCATTTCCTTCAGGGTGCTGCATAACAGCGTTCCTTAACGGCTCTTTACCATTTCTCCAATTTTCAGCGTTTTTATGAGTCTTTTCCATACTATGTTATTTATTAATGAAAAAGACAAAATAATTAGATAGATTCTAATTTAAAACAGCTATTGGTTCCTGGATCTGACCAAGTTGGGCCATTCACAATTTTGAAATGTGCACTAAATTCAGGAATACCACTTAGTGGATCATAAATAATAATACTATCAGTATTTACATATAATAATTTTAAAAAATTATCACATTTTTGATAATATTGTAAAGAATGCCACCCTAATTTATTTAAAAAATCTTGAGAATCAGCACCAACTCCATTTTTAAAATACTCTTCAGTTTCTTTTATAAGTTGAGTCACTAAATCCTCACTATAATTTGCTTTGGTTGTCCAAATTCCTCCATAAAATATACTTACAAACCAGGTGGCAAATTCAATATCAGTAAGCCCATTCTCAATAGCCTGTTTTTTTAGTGTTAACCAACGATCTTTTAAATTTGTAGTACCAATATTTAAATCTTTTGAGTTAAGCGCACTTAGCTTAATTTCAACTTGATCCCTTTTTGTCTTTTTTACCTCATTTACTGGTTCAGTAAGTTCATCTGGACTAGGCGTAATTACGTTATCGATAGAGTCTTTTCTTTTATTAGTAATTAGTAAGTTAAGAGCTTTGAATTTGTCAGTAATTACACTAAGCCCGTTTGCATAATTATTACCGGCTGCCGTATTTTGAAGCTTTCCAGCTTGCGCCTTTACTTCAATTAACTGTCCATTTATATTAATATCGCCGGCCTCATTACCAACTTTTTTATCTTTTAATTGGTTTTTTCCATCCTTAAATAAAATAGCCAATAATTCGCCCTTTCCTTTTCCAATACCACCAACTTGATAATTAATAATTTCTTTAAAAAGATCTTCTGAAATTTTAAAATCATTAGCAGTTAATACAATTGTATCAATACTATTAATCACATTAGATAAATTATAACCGCCATTTTCTTTTATATACTTACCAAATGAATTAATATCAGATACTGGTATGGACTCATTATCTATTAAATTTTTTAAAAACAAATCAGCCTCCTTTATCTTATATTGTCTAGCTTTAATTTCTTCAATAATTGCCTCTTTATCTATCTCAACTGAATCTAACCGTCTATTAATTAATGTAATTAAGTTATCATACGCATTAGGATTTTTATCTTTTATGGTACTAAGTTTTTTAACAATATCATTAACTGGTTCAGTTTTTTCAAAATCTAAACTGGTTTGTGATTCATTTACCGACTCATTCATATCCCTATTCATATTAAAAAACTCAGAATGAATTTCGTTTGGCGCATCTACTTTAAAATTAAGATAGTCTTGATTTTTAATGTGTTTCATAATTGAATCTTTTAGCCCAGCCGGTGGCAATTCAATTAATTTTAAATCCTTTTTAAAATTTAAATTTCGTGACCTTTTTCTTGCTAATTCTAACTGTAGAGCAATATCTTTTATTCTATTCTTAGATGCCGCTATAATAACCGGATCATATGCCGGTTTAATTTCTCTTAATAGGTTCTCAACTTCATTATCGGATACTATTACCCAACCTGTAATAAAACTTGGGTGTTGATTTACTAATTTAGCTAAAATATTAGAAACTGTTTCTTTTTTAAATGGTTTAGACTTATTTGTTGATCCACTATGAATACACGCAAATAGACACGGAAAACCGTTTGTATCAAATAACTTTTGTGCAGATTTAATATGGCCCGGGTGAATTGGTTGAAAGTCAGAAATTATTACGTTTACCCGTTTGGCTTTTTTTTTCTCCTCAGGAATTTCCGCATAACTTTCAAAATAACCAGGATCTTTATCTTCTCCTACAAATTCTCCAAAGGTTGGAAAATAATTTTCAAAAACTGAATCTCCTAATATTACATTACTTAGTTTATTAATTTGAGAAACTAAGTTGGCTCGCATCTCTTTAGTAAAGAATGTTGAGCTAACGCGTACTGACTTCTTTCTAAAAATATTTAAGAAAATTCTGTAAATTTCTTTAAAATTATGATTTGATTCAAGTATTTTAGTAACCTTATTATTATTAATCATTTTAAAATTAACACCAAATTCTTCTCTTTGTAAAAACTCAGGAATTTGAATATCTAAATCTGTGTATTTTTCTCCAAACTCAGAAATAAAATTTAAATAAATATGATTAACTAACGAAATATAGCGCTCCTCATAAGACTTGCCAGATAGTTTTATTGCTCTAAGCTCACTAACCGAGTGTCTTTCAATAAAATTCATTAAGTCAATTACAATAATCCAAATATAGTCATCTGATTTTTTTTGAACCCGATCTTGCGCTTTTTGTTTTGCATTTGCCTGAAATACTGGATCTACTAATTTAGCTAAAAATACCGAATCCTCAGATTTATTTTTTGGATCATAGAATCTAAATACCAAACCTTCAATATCTTGGTCTAGTGTATCCCTAAGAAAAGAGGCTCCCATCTCTGGATTTAATACCGATATAATATATTTAGTAAATGATGTTGTTTTAAATCGATCAACCAATTCAGAAAATGGAGTGTAGATAAATTCTTGAACTTTTTCTTTTTGAAAATCGGTTAGCTTACCCTGAAATACAATAGGTGGTGGTTCAATATTTAAAATACTGGCCCATTTGTTAAGAGTTTCTTTATCTTGAACGGTCTCTGATATTTGACCTGATTCATCTAATACATGAATATAGCTCAGTATCAAACCGTTTTTTGGAAGTCTATCGTATGCAATAGTTTGAGCCTTTGGGCTGGTAAACCATTCCATACCAAAATGGTAATTGTTTGGAATTTGTGAAACTACGTCAGACTTAAGACTCTCAAAGTGTTTAATTGCAGGCTCATAGTATTTACTAAGTACCCGGTCAATATGCGTAATTTCCGCATTTCTTTTAAAGTATTTAAATTTATTAGTTTCAGGATTTTTTTGAGCACCAAAAAATGCTCCATCCATTTTTTCATTTACAATAACCGTTTTATTTAGTAAGCCTTCTAAAAAGTCTTTACCCCGCTTATCATAAACGTCTCTTAAGTGTGATAGTCCTGCCATAATTTAATCTTTTGAAGAATTTGGAAAATTTGGATCATTTAAAAATTCGCTTTTAGCTCTTGAAAAACGATTCTTTTTTTCTTTAAAAACTTCATTTGTAATTTCAACATTAACTGCCTGAACATCATTAATATGGTGCCACTCGCTATAATCTTGATCTTTATCAGTTAATTCTACTTTATATCTAGGAGTTTCATCATACCTTTCAATAAACTCAGATTCCCATTCTGCCATATCGGCTCTTGATAAAATATGAACCTTTGAATCTTCTCCATTGACTGATGGCAGATATAGTCGGCCTCGGTGATCCCAATCTACTGTTTTTCTACTAGCCGGTAATAGGCGAAATATTTTGTCAATTAACTTCTTATCAGAATCAGCTGACTCATTAATATAATTTGTAAAATTTTTAATAACTTTCATTATATATTACTTTTTTATTATTTATTAGCCTCTATTCCTAAAAGTTTAAAACATTCAATATTAAACTCACCGGTTGAATTTATGTCAAAATTATTAACGATATTACTGCTGAAATTTAACTTATCTGAGTTATTTAACTCACTGGCTTGATAATTAAATAAATCAACTAATATCTCTTGTTCTTCAAAGGTTGAGTGAATTCCATCCCAAGTGTCTTTAACTCGGGTTATATCATCAGTTTGTTGTGTAACTGATACCATTAATGTTTTACAATTACTAAATAGCTCTGAGTTAACTAATTTTGAGTATTCGCTCTTGGCTGACTCAGTTGATAGTCTGCCTCTAAGTATTGCCCAAGTATATGCAGATAAAATTGCTCTATCGAATATCCAGATTTTATCTCTATACTCTGGCCGTAAATTCATTTCCATAATGGTCATGATATTACCTAGGCTAAAATAGTGAAGTGCTGCAGAATCATCAAACTTAACTAAATCCAGCATTTTTATGTGATTTGCAAAATAAAATTTATAATATTCTATTCTAGGATCATTACATACCGATAAAAAATTGTTTATTAAATAGGTTTTACCTGAGTGCCTGGGACCTTCTATGAATAATATCATTCTAAATTAAGTTTATCTAGTTTATATGCTTGGGTCAGTGATTTTACTGCACTGGTATCTAATGTTATTATTTTACTCTTATCTACAAATTTAAACCGGACTTTATCAATTAATCCAGACTTAATAAATTCTTCAGTATACTTTATAATTTCAAATAGTGAATCTTCGTATATTGTTACCACTTTAATATTTAAATGGTCTAATATGATCTTGCTGACAATTATCGATTTACTCTCAGCCCGGCCAAGAAAAAATACATCATCAAATTTAGCCCCGTGATTCATTAAAAGTTGTAATACTGCCGGTTTGCAGGCTAAAACTCTATGAGTTACCAAGAAATTTAAAGACTCAGATCCTCGAGTTTCATCCAGGGTATTTTTAATTCCACGGATATTGAATCTATCATCTAACGATTGAGGATCATCAAACCAATCATATGGTTCAATACCCTTTGCCTCACTGGCTGTATAATTTGGAATACGAAATAGGGTTTCATCAAAATCAAATATATTAATATGAGTTTCTTCTTGCATTTAATTTTTTTACTGATAAATAACTATGTAGTTTTAACTAATATACTTAACTAATAATGACTAGGCTCTTACGACATACTCAAGAATATAATGGCAACCGCTATCATTTAATTAGAGATTGCGTTCAATATCAAACACCGTTTGCGATTTATAACTTTACTAACTCAAAACAGTATAATCAATTCTTAAATGACCTAGACTCATTTGGTAAATTAAATTATTGTCTACAAACCATAACTTCTTTAGCTGAACAGCGAAATAGACTAAGAATGGTATACCCAAGTATTTTTGTTACAAATAAAGATACCAATATTAAATTAGATGAGTTTAAGAAAATTATAAAAGAGTCAATTTCTCACTACAAATTAGACTCAATTGTATGCCTATATGACGGAGCCATCTCGGTTTTTTATAAAGACGGTAATCACCATTCAATCGGCAGTTCAATTTATTCAAGTAATCAAATGCATGAATTTAATAGTGATTTTTATCAAATTGAAAGTATTTACTATACCTTTATTCACTAAAACTTAGCTTCATTTATAGGTAAAATACTTTAAATGGAAGAACAGATAGCACAACCAAAAAGAACAATTTCTGAAATATTTAGAGATAAACGTGAAACCTTTTCAGGTGAAATTTACGTAGGTATTAAACTGCTTGAAAATATTAGAAAAATGCCAGAGGCTCAAGTTACATTTTTAAGTCTTAGGCAGCGACTACTTGAAGAAAATCATACGCTAATTGAACACTTTACTCAACTAAAAAAGAGTTATAGAGAGAAAAAAGGCGAGGAATGGGTCGAGGCATCAAAGAGTCATCAAGTTCGGTTTAACTCTAGCGAAAAAAATACAATAGTTGATGGCCGGACTGCCACTATTAAAGAGCGACTTGAACAAATTGAAAATCAAATTGCATTTTATTCAGAATCAATTAAAACGGTTGACGCTGTCCTATTTGGGGTAAAAACCCGACTTGATGTCCAAAAATTATTAGACGGTCACTAAAATAATCAATAATGATTGCTAACTTTTAAATTAGCTGCAGATCGGCAGCATCTTCAACTCATAAGTCATGATACCAAAGGCGAATTAAAAGATCTTCAGCTCTATTTTAAAAAGAGGCAAAAAGGTTATCACTTTAACCGACTATATCAGCGTAAATTATGGGATGGTTATGATAAATTTATTGATAAAGATCTTAATATTGGAGTGGGTTTATGGAAAGAAATCCTAAATTTTGGAAAAAAGTATGATTACGAAATAACCATTGAAGGCCTTGACTCTCTATTAAACTTAGCATTTACCAAGGACCAATTAGAAAAATTTTCATCAGTGCTATTTGATGGCTCAGGTATTGAGGTTCGAGACTATCAGTTAGAGGCCGCTCACCGTGCCCTTAAATATAAATTCTGTTCACAAGAACTTGCAACCTCATCTGGTAAAACCCTAATTCTATTTTTATATCTTTCTTTTTTAAAACGCAAAGGCATACTTAGCCAAACTAAAAAAGCCCTTATTGTTGTTCCAAATATTTCATTGGTTAGCCAAACTGCTGAGAAATTTGAAACTGACTATAAAACTGGCCTATTGGATTGGGCGGTTTTACAAATAGGCGGATCCAATAAGTACTCAGACTCTATTTTTGAGTCTTCTGATCTGGTTATTTCTACCTATCAAAGCCTTAAAAATAAAGGTGCTGACTTTTTTCAAAAATTCAGTGTACTGTGTATCGATGAGGCACATACCTCGCGAGGCGCCTCAATTCGAGATATTCTATTGGCGTGTAAAAATGTTGAATATAAACTTGGTTTGTCTGGAACAATTCAAATTGAAGAGGAATATTCTGATTTTTTTAAAATTCAAGAATTCTTAGGGCCATTAAGTATGGTTCTTAAATCTAATTTCTTAATTGATCAAGCCCATTCGCCTAATGTCTTTATTAAAATGTTGTCACTTAAGTATCCAGAGTCTGAACCGTTTGTTAAAAAATATTACGAACTTAAAAAGATGGGCCAGGCTGGCAAAGACATGTTTACGGCCGAGCGTGATTTTATTATTTCATATGAACCTCGTATAAAATTTATTGCTGGCCTGTGTAGTAAATTAGACGGTAACAAGTTAATTTTATTCATAAATGTAAAGGACCAATACGGCCAGCGAATATGCGATAAAATCAAAGAAGAAAACTCAAATGCCTACTATATAGACGGCGGCGTTAAAGATACAGTACGTAATGACTATCGAGAAGAGATGGAAAAAGGTCAAGGTGTCGTATTGATTGCAAGTTTTGCAACCTTTGGAACTGGTATTGACCTAAAAAATGTTAACCACATTATCTTTGCTGAAAGTTATAAGTCTGAAGTTACAATACGTCAGTCAATTGGTAGAGGTATGCGTAAACTTGCTGGTAAACATAAAGTAACGGTATACGATCTAATTGATGATCTCGGCGGATATATTGTGAAACACGGCAGTGCCAGGGAAAAAATTTATTTAAAAGAGCAATTTATTGTCTCTAAACACTCATTTGATTTAGCTAAATTTATTTAATGAAAGAGCCTCTTAGATAGCGATCATAAGAGGCTCAGATAGCCGAAACTACCTACGGTCCTAAGTCCGTATATTTTTATAACTGTTTTTTAATCTTCATATGATAGCTGCTCATAGAAATATTTGGCAGCATTCTCTTCAAATTTTCTAGATCTCATCCAAATATCTTCAAGATCCTGACTTATTCTCTGCATTGTTTGTAAATCATCACGTAGTGTTGACTTAAATTTTAGAGCCGTATTTTTTAATTCACTAAGTTCTTCCGGATAATCTGCTACTCCAATTTCCATAAGCTCCTTATAGTGATCCGCATTTACTAGGTCTATCATTTCTTGCCAATCATCATCCGCTTTCATATCAGCTTTCATTTCAGTATATTCATAAATTAGGGTTTGAACGTCTTCTTCTACATTTGTTATTGCTGAATTTACTGTAATTACTAACCATCCACCGCTTCTTCCACCAAAACCAGTATTCTCAATCCATGAATATATCCCTTCAATATCTTCTTGATACATTTCACGACTATCTTCTATAAACTGGTACCATTTGTCATTAATTTGATCATCGGTTATGTCTGAATCGCCTAAAATCTCTCTACACTTATCCAAATCCGGCCAAACATACACTTTTACATTTAGGGCAAAATGATCTCGCCTAAAATCTCTAGACTCTCTATTCCATTCATAATCATCGCGTAGTGTATTCCAATAGTCAGCAACTTCAGCAATTAAACTCGGTAACTCTTTTTCAAATTCAAAATCATTAAAGTCAGCTGGTGAAAACTCAAAAGCTGTTTTATAAAATGACTCATTTATAAATTTAGCTTTACTTATTTCGATTGCCTGTAACTGTTTAACTGCTTTTTTTTTACTGGGATGAGTCCCTAATACCTTGGTACCAGCTTTATTAAGCACAACCCAAGAATTACCTCTTTTTGCAATTTTTTCATTTAATAGAGTATACTCATTAAACCTAATTACTTGGGACTCTGCCATAACCGGTATTAAGTCAGCAGGTTGTTTAATTACCTGTATATTATTTACAATTTCAGTTACTTTAGTCTTGATTATTTGGAGTTTTTGTACTTGGTCAGCGGTTAATATATCGTGGCCTTCTTCAATTATGAATAAATATTCAATAAACGAATCAATTGGTTGTTCCATTTTTTATATTGATATTTTTGTTGATATCACTAATCCAAGTAGCAGTTTTGCATAAATTAATTGAAAGTGATAATATGTTAATATAATCTCATACTCAGATTTATTTAAGCTAACTACACCCTTTTTTGTAGATAAGATTCCTAATTTATTTATTATTGAAATACACTCAGCTTGACTATTTGTTAATTTTAATAAAATTTCGCCCATTGTTGAATAGCTCAAGGCCGTTCGGTTATCTTTTAATTGGCTACACCAAGCTTCAGCAACCTGTGCTGCATTTCTCTTTACTAATAAATTCTTTGACTTTATTGCCCGGGTTAAGGTTTTTGAAATTTTATCTAAATTGGTTATGTTAGATGAAACATTTATGATCCAGTTAAGTTCTTGTTCAAATATAACAATTGAAAGTTTAGATAAGTCAGATTCAGTATATACAAATTTAATTAATTGATGATTTCTATCATATAAATCAGCCGGCTCATCAAGTTCTAATAGATTTCTAATACTTGGAGACTCTGCCATTTCAATATTAAATTCACTAAATGGAAAATTTTCTAAAATTGGAAATATTCTATTAATTAAATATTTTTCTTTACTTATTGAGCTTATCATTATACTTATTAAAATTAGCGATTTAATCTATTTATAATTTATATTATCTAATAATTTGACCTACTGCTAGGTTAGCTGGTAGACTCTCTAACCCGAAACATCGAACTAGGTTTAAATTTCCTCTAACCTTTAAATCCGCCGGTAAACTGGTTAAACCTACACAGCCGTTTAAGAATAAGTGTCCTCCAACCTCTAACCCAGCCGGTAAACTGGTTAAACTTATACAGTCACTTAAGTTTAAGCTTCCGCCAACCTTTAAATTGGCAGGTAAACTCTCTAAATTTATACAGCCATGTAGGTGACAGTCCTTTTTAACCTCTAACCCTGCTCCTAAGCTCTTTAAATTTTCGCAACCACTTAATTCTAAGTAGCCTGAAATTTTTAACCCATCAGGTAAACCTGTTAACTCTGTGCTGCTTCTTAAGTATAAGTTTCCAGTTCCATTAAAGTAACCGTTAGGATCATAATTAAGAATCCTCTGTTCAATCCCCATCCGATGTTTTAGGTCCCTTAATTCCTTATCTGAAACAACCCCAATTGAATTTAGGTCCCGCACTGCCTCTATGTCAGATTTAGATAAGGGATTCCAGTTCTCAAATAGTTGCAGATATTTCATAAGGTTATTTATCTAACTTATATTTCACTACCGGTCAAACTATTTTTTAAATAATTAGTATAATATTAGTATGAGCCATATTTTAGAAAACCAGATAAAATCATTAGATCTTAAGCAAAATGCAATAAAAATCCTTATAAATTCTTTTTATGGAGCATTTGGCAATCGCTACTTTTATTTTCATAATAATGATATTGCTCAGTCAATTACCCTACAAGGGCAAGACCTAATAAAGTTTTCAATCAAGGCAGTTAATCATTATTTTCAAAATAAGTGGCACCTAGATTCAGAATTACACCAAATATTAGGCATATCTAATATGAAAATTAATCAAATTAAAAAAGAGGCCGCAATTTATACAGATACTGACAGTGTCTATGTCTGCTTTGACTATGCACTACAGTCGGTTGAAGGTTTATCACTTGACAATAAAAAGTCACTTGAATTTTGTTTGGCACTTAACCGCCACCGATTAAATGACTATTTTAAACAGGCATTTGAAAAATATGCAACTCATTTTAATACAGATAACAGACAAAATTTTGAATTAGAGAATTTATCTAGGTCTGGCATTTGGTTAGCTAAAAAGAAATATATTTTAACCGTTTCATATAAAGATAATAAAAATGAGCGGCTGTTAGAAAAAGAATCGCTAATTATAAAAGGATTAGAGGCAATTCAGGCATCATATCCAATTTGGGCACGTGCTCATTTACAAAAATTATATACCTATATTTTAGATAAAGGCTATTCTATTGATTTAGAAACGGATTTAATTCCAAAATTACAAATATTAAAAACCGAATGTGATGCTTTACCAATTGAGGATATTGCATTTAACTTTTCAGTAAGAGTGTACGAAGACTATTTAACAAGTCTATTGCCATTGGTTATGGAAAAGGGTATGCCGATATACGGTAGAGCCTCAGCCTACCATAACCATCTTATTAAAAAGACTAAAAGCGAAAAGTATTCATTAATTCGTAGCGGTTCTAAAATTAAATTCTACTATGCCTCGCCGAATGAACATAATTTTGATATTTTTGCATATTCGCCAGGTTCATTTCCAATTGAATTTGCCGTGCCGCTTGATCGTGAACAACAATTTTTTAGACTAATTATTGAACCTATTAATAAATTACTGGTTGCAATGGGCTATCCTGAATTAACTGCAATCCTAACTCGAAAAGTTGAAATAATTAAAACCAGAAGTAGAACTAAAGAGTTTACAACTGAAGAGACCTATCCACTGTATTCCGTAAACTCAGAATCGCTGGAGTATTGTGAAATTCCAGAAATATGCCAAGAATATATTGAATCATCTGATAAAAAAGTACCGGCTGAGCTATTCATAGTCTATATTTCATCTATTTCTAAGTATGGTTTAAATACAGTAATTGTTCCAAAGCACGAGCTTCATAAATACCGAGAGCGTATTGCCAAGAAAAAAGGCATTAAAATTGAAAAGCCTCAAGATAATACGGTTGCATCAAAGTCAAAAAAGTCGGCTGACTTAAAACAAACTCAGATTTCGTTTTAACTAAATGAAGCGCGAAGAACTAATACATTTTGTTACAACACTATTACGAAAAAGATTTCATGATACTTTTGAAAAACAAAAGGTTGATAATGATACTGACCGTAAATTAAATTTTGCATGTCCAATCTGCGGAGACTCTGAGAAAAAATCATCTAAAAAACGCGGTAATCTATATTTAGATACTGGCGCATATAAGTGCTTTAACGATGGCTGCATGGCCTATATGACGCTTGGCGAATTTGTTGCCAAAATGAGTAAAGATCATGGTATCATGCTGCCAAGCTTTGTGCTTGATGTTGAATATAAACCAGTTAA